TAGCCGACCGTGCTAAAAAAACGCCTACCGATGAGTCCTTCTTGCGTATGTTGCAGCTGCGACAGCACGCCACAAGGTTATCAGTATCATCCGACCCACCACGCTTGAGTGGCACTATGTGATCCACCTCGTTGGCTGTGTCCCCGCAGTAATGGCATGTGTAGGCATCCCGAGCCAAGATGCGAAGTCTCAACTTCTTCCACCGATGGTCACGCCGTGATTCCTTGGCCACTCAATGCCATCCTTTGGCCTTGAAGTGTTGCCATGCTCGACAAGGTGAGCCATACCGATGCTCGATGTAGCGCACACCCCACTCAATCTGCTCATAGGGTGATGCTGTCTTGAGCCATGTACTTCTGCCTTGAGGAATACCATGATGAGATCCATTCACGGCTTTTGGATTCCAGTTGCTTTCCTTTTCATAGAGCTTGAGTATGCACTCGAATTGCTTCCAATCTAGCAATTGATTGTAAGCGTGTAGCTTGTAATTCATAGGATCTTTGGCTGGTCGTGCGTGAGATATATCTGTACTAAGCATAAATGAAATAAAGACTATTACCGAAAATAGTAATAGCCGGGCCCAATGCTTGCTCGCTTGTGCCCGAGCGTCTATAGTCTCGGGTCTGCGACTAAGCATAGCCGCCGTGTCAAGTTTCATACGCACACCTTTCGGATAATCTCATTATATGGATAGTGATGTTGGTCACATCAATAATTGTCCTGAAATGCGTTTTTCAATAAGTTTGCAATATTCCGAACTAATTTCGCTTCCGATGTAATTTCTATTCAGCTTGATAGCCGCTAAAGCTGTTGTGCCAGAACCCATAAAAGGGTCATAAACAAGGTCACCTTCATTAGACCAACTTCTAATATGGTCTTCAGCCAGAGCCATTGGAAATGGTGCTGGATGCCCAGAGCTATTGAGTGAAGTCACATATTTCCAGATATTTGTCCTTGGAGAGTATTCACGAACTGGATTTTTCATTTTGCCTGAATAATCTTTGAAACCTGCCCATTTGTTTTTTTTGTCGCATATTAGGTTGGCTTTTGGTTTTCCTTTACTCAAAATGAACATGTATTCGAATATCTGTGTATATCGGTTACTATCTGGCCTTGCTGTATATGTAGAGCTGTTTTTCTCATACAACATGGTGTCGTGAAGATTGAAACCACATTCTTTGAAATACAAGGCTTGCTTGAAACTTGTCCCAGTTTCCGAGCCTTTGACAGTCGCATCACCAACAACCCATACTACAATTCCATTTTCTTTTGTAATCCTGAAAAGCTGTTCAGCAATAGGCTCAAAATCAAAGGTAAAACCTGTGTACTCTCTTAGATTATCGTAAGGCGGCGATGTTAGAACCATATCGACATAATTATTCGGCATGCGTAACATGGTTTCCAAGCAATTTTCATTGAATATTTCATTTTTCATGCCGCCACATCCTTTGGATAGCACCGTTCACAGATCTCACGATTGACCACCCAGACCCCACACATAATGCATCGACTCACATTCTTATCGCTGGCCATACCCACTCGCTTTCAGTAAATAGACCAGATCGGCCAATCGGATGCAGCCCACCCAGTCATCGATGGAAGCTTCACCCTGACCATTGAGCCTAAGCACAGCTACTCCTAGTCCGGTTTCTCTGCTTCGCCGTCTAAGTTGAGCCATAGCCAATGCAGGCTCGAAGCCTCGCCTTGCTTTGATCTCAATATCAAGGCCTTCAATACCACGGATATCGCTACCGGCAGCCGAAGCACTACCGATGTGCGCGGTGGTAAACCCGTGAGCCACCAAGTATTCAGCCACAATTGCTTCACTTTGCCTGCCTCTCACCTTGCGACTCATTACCATGCCTTTTCGTAGCAAGCCACGCATGCCCAGTTGTAATCAAGCGGATCATGGGCTGCCATTTGCACCCGGTAAGCCGCATAACTGGCCAACCGGACACCGCACCAACTGCAGTCAACCGGGTAGCCGTTGGGCTGTCCTGTCTTATCTTCCATCAGTCAATGGCCTTTCCCTCAAATGTCCACTTGCCTTGGACTTGCTTGGCCCACTTGGCAGGGCATTGCTCAGCCTTAGCCTTGGCTCCACAGACATAACCGTGGTAAGGGCCTTTGGCACTTGTGCCGTCTTTGAGAATCATGTCTCCATGCTTGCACTTGAAGCCCACCACCTCAGCACCTAGAGCCTTCACTATGTCGGTTGAGTCCTTGAAAGCCTTGGTTTCGACCTCATCAGGCCAGACATAAGTCTCAGGCTCATTCTCGACTTCCTTCTCAACCTCGGTTGGCTTCCAAGGATGCTGAACAATCGCTGAATCACCGCGAGCAACCTGAATCATTGAGTCCTTGGTGGCTGTCTTTTCCGCTGCCTTGAGCAACAGAATCGCCCTACCCACAGCACTTGTGGCTGTGTCCTCCACATACCACCTTGCCATCTTTGGTGGGTAATCGGATGCCTTTCCTCGCGCCAGATTGCTCACGCTCGGTTGCTCATCCTTGTAATCGCGATACAAGGAGCACTTCACCAAGATCTGTTGTTCCTTGGGATCGAAGTGTTCAGTTGTTATCTCAATCCTGCCTGCCGGGAAGTTGTCCTGAAACCACTTGTTGAGTGTGGCTACATCCTCATAATTGCTCAAGTCCCATGCCATTCAATGGCTCCTTTCCTTTCGCGTAATCAAGCTGTTGCCTGAATGTCCAGATTGTGCCATCCACCCATGTCTGTGCCTCGTTGGCATGCGGTTGGCAGTAATAGCGAGTCCGACCAGCCCTTTCGGGTGTCTCTGATACGACCGCCCAGACAGCCGGGGTGCGGTGCAATGGGTTGGTGTCTCGGTACTGCTCTTTGCAGATAGAGCACCACACCTGCTTGGTCTGAAGCTTCCTAATAGGCATCGAACTCACTCGGATCTGTCGTTGCCAGTTGAGCTGCGAGCGATAGGTAAGCCACAGCATCCACATAACCGTCACGACCTCGATGGCCCGGAGTTTCTGCCAACCGTGAGACTTTGACCAGAGCCATACAGATAGCCGCTTGGTCTGGCGTAATTGGCACTTCCAGATACGCACTCCACAGGTCAGCGATACGCCTGTGATTGATGTATGGGTGGCCGTAGATTGCACCACGATCACCCCGGATGCGCCCTGCCTCATCGAGGACTTCTTGCGCTGTGATTGTTTTGGGTGAGTCGCTTTCCATCACGAAATCCTTTCCAGTAGAAGTTTTCGGTTATGGCTGTGTAGAGCAATCCCAAGACTGGGATGGCTATCAATGCAATGATGTAATAAATGGCTATTGGGTCAAATCCCATAGCGGTCATGCTTGGCTCGCTTTCCCGGGGCCTTTCCCCGATGAGCCAAATGTACGCCCTACCGGTGCTGGATGGGTGGGTGTGTTGGTAACAATTTCATAACGAAATCGGATGCAGCATCCCAATCATCAATATGATCGTCAATGCTACGAAGTAGAGGAACAATCTCATCGATCACTTATACCGTTTGCCCTCGAATACGAAACTGCCATCTGGGTTCATAGGCACATTGATAGGGTAGAACTTGGAGCCGTCTAGGTAGCCCACGGTGAACCCCGGCTGCCATTGCGCTGATCCACGCGTATAGGACATGCCCGGACTGGACAAATCGACCATATTGCCCACTTCTACGCCCCATCTAATACGCCCATAAACGCCCTTATAAGCCTCTGAGAAGGCCGAAATCCCTAGTCTATGGGTGTGACCACAGACCACCGATTTTCCTAGCCTTAGAACGCCGTTTAGGGCCGTTTGGCCGGGCTTATTGGATAGGGGTATCGAGTCACCATGGATGGCTACCCAACCCGGGGCAAAGCCTAGGCCCTGTGGATGGTAGGTGATACCGAGCTTGTCGTATCCCATGAAGCGGTGGTAAGCCATCTCTGGCAGTTTGGTAAAGGCCGGGAGCCGGTTCATAAGGCTCTTGAATACTCTGGCCCCATGGTTTGATCCCAGCACATCGGTCACCCCTAATTGTTCGAGAATCTCCTGAGTCCAAGCCCGGTCATCATCGATGTTGCCCATGGCCTCTTCTAGGGTGCTTGCGCCCCCTCGAAGCTGTGGCAGATCTATTTCATCACCAATCTGGATGGTGCGGTGGGGCTTCCAGTTAGCAAGAAAGCGAGCCATGGAGTTCACCATGCGCTCGCTGTGGAAAGGCACTTGCAAATCTGGTACGAAGGCAATGCGCCTAATCGTCATCTTCTTCCTCATCCTCATCCTCGAACGGATCGAAGTGGTCAGGAAATACCCAGTCCGGAAGCTTTTGATCTACGAGCCAGCCTTGGATGGTGGCATCAGAGAAGCCTGCGCGCTTCATTGATTGAGATATTTCATAAAGACTGATAGCCCATTGGTCTAGCCTTGAGGGTGGCGTGGTGCGCTTAGCGGCGCGTTCCTTGCTTCTTCTTAGCGCGGCCTTTTGTGCCTTTGTTGGCTTTGGCATTGGCTACCCCCTGTGATAAAAGTGTCTCATAGATGGCTGACTGTCTTTCGACTAGAAGCTCTTGTGTCGCTTCTAATTTGTCGATGCGTGTGGACAGGGTTGAGCCAATCTCATTGACGAATTGGCGAACCATCCATCTCAGGGCTGTCAGGAAGCTGGCTGCAATAGCAACCATCCCGGCAAGTACACCGCCCCATTCCGCTGGAGTCATTTGCTCGGCTTGGCATATCCGAACACGCCAGCAAGGACAGCGAACAGGATTGCCCGGTAGTCAAGGTCAAAGTTGGAGCCAGCCCATGCGGCAAGGAATCCACCGAGAGCCATGAAGATTGGGTGCTTGAGATAGTTAGACAAAATCGCCTCCTAGCATTGGGACATTGAAGAACCGGCCGTCTTTGTCTCCGGCCTTGGTAAAACTTATGTGCATGTGCTGTCGGTGTGGATTAGAGCCACGGTACTTACGCCATCGCCAGTTGAGTATTCGAGAGCAAATTCGCCCATCGAATATGATGTAGGAGATTCGCTTATCGCCTCGTTTGGCATGTACTCGAAGCTGATCTGCCAAGTCATGCATTTGCTCGCGTGGTCCAAGGTCAGCTGATACATCCAAGGCACGAACCCAGCCCTCAGCATCCGGGTTATGGTCAGACTTACGATTACTGTGTCGGGCATCGCCCACCCAACCGTCTGGCCGCTTGCGCAGTAAAAACGAGTCATCGAGCTGCTCGCGTAACTGGATGCCTGCTTTGCACAGCCTAGGAGAGAAGGAGCTTGGCATCGTCCTCAGAAATTCCTAACTTGGCAAGCAACTCAGCCTTCTTGGCAGCCTTTTCAGCCTCAGCCGCTACACGCTCAGCTTCAGCCGCCTCAAACGCGACTCGATCTGCCTCGCGCTGCGCCAATTCTTCTTCGGTCAGTTCGACTTCCTCAACCA